TATATAAGAATTTTAATTAAAGGTGAACTATGAAGAACGAGGCAATCGAAAAAGCAATTTCAATTTGCGGTTCTCAGGTAAAGCTAAGTCAAGAATGCGGAGTTTCTCAGGTTTCCGTCAGCTTTTGGCTTAATGGCGGCGGTATTAACGCTAAGTATATCCCGCGAATCGTTAAGGCTACAAAAGGCAAGGTGACTGAAAAGCAGATTTTACATTCCTTAGCAAATTTAACTGACAACTAATTTACTCATATTGGCGCAAAAGAAAACCATAAAAAAGGACGGGAAATTATGGCGATGAAACAAGTCATCATCGAGATGATCGAGAAAATCCCTGGCGGCAAAAGTGCGGTGGCGGGATTTCTCGGATTTTCGGAGGCAGAGCTGAACAATCGTCTTTATCAGACGAAAGGGCAGCGGTTCAAAGACGAAGAATTGATTGCTATCCAGCAAGAATTTGGGCTGACCGATTACACGGAAGAATTATGCCGTTTAACCGGCGGTTGTTTTGTACCGCACCCTGAAGCAGACCAGTTAGACAACGTAGAAATTTCCGTGCTGCAACTGCATGAACAATCCGCGCGTGGATTGTTGTTTGAAGTGCTTGAAACGGCATTAGCAGACGGTGAAATCACTTCTCACGAAGAAGACAAAATCCGTCGCGCATTAGATAAACACTTGGTGGCGACACAACACACGATTGAGTGCGTTATTTCGCTAAATAAACGGCAATAAAAAACCACGGCGGCAACCGTGGTGATTTAGGAAAAAATTAACATGGAAAATATTAATCAAAACGAGACGACAAGTCAAACACAATCAGCACAGATTTTAAAAGCACTCAAAAACGGCGAGAGACTAACGCACTTAGACGCAGAAAAGCGCTTTAACTGCTTACGTCTTGGCGCCCGTATCTACGACCTTAAAAAACGTGGTCACAACATAATCAGCAAAATGATTACCGTACCAAGCGGAAAACGTGTGGCTCAGTATTGGTTGGAGGCGTGATGAGTAAATTTATTCCCAATGCGTTTCAAATTCCCAATTCCGTCATTGACGAATTGCTGGCAAAACTCACTTGCGCAGAGCTTAAATGTTACTTATTTGTAGTTCGCAAAACAAAGGGCTGGAACAAAGAATCAGACAGTATTTCTGTTAGCCAATTTATGGAAGTGACAGGGCTTAGTAATCGTTCGGTCATAACTGCTTGTGAATCACTTGTTGAAATGGGGTTGCTTGAGCGTTCCGGCGGAGAACGGAAATTAAATACTTACTCGGTTAAAGCCTTTGATTTTTCCGAAACTGGTGAAAAAAGTTCATCAGATAAAACTGGTGAAAATTTTTCCGAAACTGGTGAAAAAAGTTCATCAGATCTGGTGAAAAAAGTTCACACACAAAATAACAATAAAAACACTATACAAAATAACAATAAAAAAAATACCAAAAAAAGCGAATCGGATTTGCTCGCTGAATTCGGAATCGTAGGTCAGCTTGCTGAAGATTTTATTGCCCACCGAAAATCAAAACGAGCAGCAATCACAAAAACCGTACTTGTTGGCTATCAGCGAGAAGCGCACAAAGCAGGAATACCTCTTGCCGAAGCAATCACAATATCTATCGAGCGCAATTGGCAGGGTTTTAAAGCTGGATGGAATTGGCGTGATGACAACGTAGCAACGACTACAAACACCCGAAAAACAAGCGCTTTTGCCGATGATGGCTCTTGGGCTGTAGGTAGAAAATTAAATATCAATCCTGAGCTCATTCCGGAGGAATTGAGATGAAAAACGTAATTCCAATGGAACCCGCAAAAAGTGCGGTTACAAAATCCGATATTCCCAACAATGCTGTTCGCTTAATTGACCGAATGTTTGTGCGATTGAAATCAATCTTTCCTGCCTGGAAACACGCATTTGATAGCGAGATTGAGTACAACGAAACAAAGCAAGTTTGGCTCGAAGAATTATTCAAAGCGGGCGTAGTGAATCCTCAATCCCTAAAACGAGGATTGGACTTGGCGGCAAAATCCGAAAGTCCATTTTTCCCAAGTGTGGGACAGTTTATTGCGTGGTGCCAGTTTGAAGACTATCACGCATTAGGATTGCCGACAGCTGAAGATCTGATTCAGCGTTACAAAAACTACATGGGTTACGCGAGATTCAACCAGCATGAATTCAAATATCAATCCAAGGCTGAATATTGGGTACTCAAGACGCTTTACAACCAATACTGGAATAAACCTCTTGATGACACGCTGAAAGCCATCCCAAGAATTTTGAACGAAGCCGCCGAAAAAGTGCGGTCGGGATTTGAGTTCGAAGACATCCCGGAAATGATTGAGCAAAAAATCGTGAATCTACCGCAAGAAAAAACATTAGCACACATCGCCAACTGCAAGGCGGCATTGAGAGGGCAAGCAGCATGACAGAGCAACAATTTGACCGCAACACATGGCAAACGCCGAAGTATGTTTTTAACTGGCTCAAAAACAAATTTGGCTGGTTTGATTTAGATGGCTGCGCAAATGCCAAAAACGCCTTGTGTTGCCACTACATTGGTGAGCAAGGAACGGATGACGATGACAATTTATCTATTGCCCCTGATTTTTTAGCCGACAACATTTTTGATTTATTGCTTGATGAAGTGGCTGAGGTTTGCTCTTTCCCACTACGGATTTTCGTCAATCCGCCTTACAACAACCCACTGCCGTTTGTGTTGCGTGCGGCGGAATTGCGCAAGGCTGGTTATTTTGTGGTGATGTTGTTGCCAATGGATAAATCGACAGAATGGTTTGAGGTTATCCGCAAAGAGGCTAACGAGGTGATCGACATTATCGGCTTTACCGACCACAAAAGTAGATTTAATTCGGGCCGAATCAAATTTATCAATCCGGTGACTGGTGATGAGGTCGGCGGAAACAACAAAGGCTCAATGATTGTCGTTTTCGACCCGTGCGCTGATGACTTTGTTCAACGGTCGGTCAGTATCGGACATATTCAAAAGTGCGGTGGGTATTAGATGCGTTTTATTGAACATAACAATCGCAAGAAAGCCAATCAATTTGCAGAGTACATTACAGGCGAGGCACTTCGTCGTTATTTAGCCGACAAAGTAAAGCATTATTGTGGCGAGAATGTAACCGTTTTTGACGGCGCTGCCGGAAGTGGGCAGCTTGAGCAATTTATTCAACCAAGCAAGTTTATTGCAGTAGAAATTCAAGCGGAATCATGCGCGGCATTAGCCAATAATTATCCAGATGCTGAAATTCATAATACGAGTTTTTTCTTGTATCAAAGTGAGCCAAAAAGTGATTGTGTTGTAATGAACCCGCCATTCTCACTTAAATTTAAAGAACTTGCCGAAGAAGAAAAAGCGGCTATTCAAGCGGATTTTCCGTGGAAGAAATCAGGTGTGCTTGATGATGTTTTTATGCTGAAAGGATTAGCCAATGCGCATCGTTTTGGGTTTTTCATTATGTTTCCCGGTATTGCCTATCGAAACACCGAAAAAACACTCCGTGAAGTTATTGGGAATCAATTAGTCGAGTTGAATTTGATTCAAAACGCCTTTGAAGATACGCCAATTTCAGTGCTTTTCTTAGTGGTTGATAAAACTAAGTCAGATAACAAGACATACCGTGAATTGTATGACTGTTCCACGAATAAAATAATTAACGCTGATGAATGGTTAATTAATTCTGATAAATGGGACACAGTTTCACCTCCAGAGCCGCCAAAAGAAAAAGTAGATCCAATGAAATTAGAGTTAATGTCGCAAGCTCAATTAAAAGAGCAAGTGAGAACTCAAATTCAGTTTAGCCGTTTAGTATTTGATTTGGAGTGTTGGCCTAGAAAAGATTTTGAGAAATTTTGCGATGAGCTTTGCGATGTTATCCAACACGAGAAAAAAGAACCAGGATTGCCACCGTTGGGGATGATGTTATGAACCAATACAAACCTTTCTTTTTACGCGATCAACGCATTAAAAATAATTGCTTGGATTTAATCAGGGATTTACCAACGGACGATAAAAAACCGTTGGTTATCAAAATCCAGCCGATGACACGCAACCTTGAGCAAAATGCGAAATTTCACGCCATGTGCCAAGACGTGGCGAACCAAGCAGAATTTATGGGACGTAAACTCTCAATGGAGCAGTGGAAAGTCTTATTTATCTCCGGCCATGCAATCGCCACTAATCAAAAAGCGGATGTTGTGCCGGGTCTTGAGGGCGAATTTGTGAATATCCGTGAGAGCTCAGCAAAAATGAGCGTATCACGAATGGCAAGCCTTATAGAGTACGTAACCAGTTGGGGCGTACAAAACGGGGTTAAATTTAACGACAGATGGGGATTTTACGGAAGATGAAAGATGTTAATTGGAACTGGATTGCGTATTTAGTTTTTACCGCATTTATTTTTTGGTTGTTTAATGGTGGCGGGCAATGATTGAGGTTGGAACCATGATTTTATTTTTGATTGCTTTTTCGGCTGTGTTGTTTTTTCTTTTTGATCAACCCCTTGCCGCTACCCTTGTTTTGTGCGGAGCTTGCTGGCTTTCCGGTTGGTATTTTGCTCATAGCACGGTTGCAACAGAGTGTGAGAGATTGGGTAAGTTTTACGTTGGCAAAAACGTTTATCAATGCTCAAAAATTGAAACGATCGAGGATAAGTAATGTTAGAGGTAATTTTACTCCTGCGTATTGTGATGATTTTTGTTGCCGTGGTGGTTGTGGTTTTGGATTGGTTTATTGGTGATGGGTGGTGGTTTGATGAGTAAACCTAAAATCCCCAAGCCTAAAAAATGCAAGTCATGCGGTATTGAGTTTACTCCCAAAAACTCTCTCCAAAAAGTTTGCTCACCTAAATGCGCACTTGATTTAGCCCGCCAAAACGCACAGAAAGAGCGAGACAAGGCGGAGAAGAAAAGACTAAATGAACGTAAGGTAAGGCTGAAAAGTCGCTCAGAATGGCTAAAAGAGGCTCAGGCGGTATTTAATAAATTTATCCGTTTACGGGATAAAGACAAGCCTTGTATTAGTTGCGGTCGATATCATCAAGGGCAATATCATGCCGGGCATTATCGCAGTGTTGGTGCCTGCCCTGAATTAAGATTTTGCGAGCTAAACGTACACAAACAATGCGCACCCTGTAATGACCACAAGAGCGGAAATATCATTGAGTACCGAATCAATCTTGTGAATAAAATCGGCGCAGACAAGGTGGCTTGGTTGGAACGACAAGACCACGAGGCGAAAAAGTACACAGCCGAAGATTGCAAAGAAATCATCAAACACTATAAAGCGAAAATTAAAGAGCTAGAGGTCTTACATGAGCATTAACATCAACAAAGTATCTGTACAGTGGGGATATTGGGCAACGCCACGCTATGAAGGTGAATATCCACGCGTATCAGCAGGATTTGCAGAGCTTAAATGCGATGCGCGCTATTTGCCAAAATACCGGGTGCAGCCGATAGATGATGACTTAGGTATGCAGATTGACGGGCATATGCAAATAATGAAACGGGTATCGCCCGATTTGTACGATGTCTTTATGCTCACTTACGTTAAGCGGTGGGATAAATCTGATATTTGGCATTATCTCAATATCTCAAAATCCGAATACTTTAACCGACTAAAAATCGCCAAAACATCATTGCTTTTGATGATTGAGTGCAATAATTGCATATTTTTAGCATAAAACTATTGACAGTCTAGACTAAAAGTGTATTATTGTGTGTAAGTTGCGGTTTTAGCGCATAGCGAACGCACAAGGAATTATTACACAACCCTGATCGGAAACGGTCGGGGTTTTTTTATTATCACAACTGCAAGCCTACGTTTAACCACGCGGGCTTTTTTATTGCCCCGCAAATAACCAAAAGCGAGGTGGAGTATGAATAAAATGCCAATAAAAGAACCTGACTTATGGGCAATGATTTGGTCTTGGTTGCAAGTCAATCTAGGCAATGGGACGATCCAAAGTGCCGGATCTGCCGTTGTCATGTCATTGCTACGAATGGGCTTTATGCGTAAAAAGCCTGCGTTTAGATATATGATTTTAGATGCCGCTATATGTGCGTCTATTGCTGGTGTGACGGTGCCTATTTGTATTCATGTTTTCGGGCATTCAGAATTCGCCGGCTTTATTGGCACGATGATTGGATTTATCGGGACCGAAAAAATGCGCGAATTTTTATTCAGATTTATTAACCGCCGTGTAGATGATGGCGATATTGATTTTAGGGGCGGACGCGGAGGCAAATACAATGATACTGATTTCAGAGAGTGATTTTAACAAAGTGTTTCCGCGCGCCAAGCCCGGTATTTATAACGCTATTGCAAAGCAAATTACAAAATCAGGTTGTATTAGCAAAATGCAACAAGCTATGTTTTTAGCTCAATGCGGACATGAGAGCGCAGGATTTACCACGCTTGCCGAAAATCTAAATTACTCAGATTATGCGTTAACGCAGGTGTTCCGCAAGTATTTTGATAAAAATACCGCGGTTAAATACGCGCGCAAGCCTGAGCAAATTGCAAACCGTGTTTACGCTAATCGCATGGGTAATGGTGATGAGGCTAGCGGCGATGGTTGGAAATATCGTGGTCGTGGAATTATCCAAATCACCGGCAAGAAAAACTATATCGCTTTTCGCGACTGGTTGGGGCGTGATTTTGCGCTACATGAGGTAGCGGAGGATTTAGACTTAGCAGTGTCAGCCGCTGTTTGGTATTGGTTAGCAAACGATATTGCAAGTCTAAACAGCGTCGAAAAGGCAACAATCCGAATTAATGGCGGGACTAACGGGCTATCAGAACGCTGTGAGCTCTACCGCAAACTAATGGCATAGACTTATGAATATTTTAAATCAATTATTTTTAGCCGTGATTTTGGGCTTGGGTGGTTGGATTTGGTACCAGGGCAGCACTATTGATGAGATGACGGCCGAAAACCAAGCCCAAGCCCAAACCATCAAACAGCAGGAAGAGGCTAACCAAGCCTTAAATTTAGCGTTGCAACAAGAGCGCGATGCAGTGATCGAGCAACAGCAAGAAAACGCAAAAATTGAGGATGAAGAAAATGCAAAAGCAGAAACTATCCGCACAATTATTAAAACTCAGCCTTGCGCCCGCACTCGTCTGCCTGAGCCTATTGAGTGGATGCGCAAGTAAAGTAACTACAAAGGCGGAGTATGTTTATCCGCCACAAGCCTACACAACTCCGTGTCAAAAATCCCCATTTACCGTTACAACATATGGGGACGCGGTTTTACAGCTTGTTAAAGTGGCCGCAGAGCGCGACAAGTGCGCAAGTCAAGTTGACAACCTTAATAAGTGGATAGCTCAAAGCAAGGCGGGCAAATGAGTGATGTAGTCATTGAGGATTTAGATTTATATCAAGGTACCGACATAGTAATCCCGGTTGAGGTTGAGCTTGACCCTGAGGACGGTGCGTTATCTGATTATCGCTTTAATATGCAGATAAGACGCAAACCTGGCTCCCCGGTATTAGTCGATCTGTCATCAGATAATGGCGACATAGTCACCAAAGGTAACATAATCCAAGTAGTCATAAGCAAGGATAAGTCTTCAGTATTAAGCATGACTACCGCCGCTTACGACATTAAGGTTACTAGTCCACAGGGGCGAGTTAAAGCCATTTTACGCGGCGTAGTAAATATCACTAACGACATCACAAGGTAGGCAAATGAGAGTAATCAAAGTAAGCATTGCTAAGGGATTTGTTATTGATGGAGACAAACCATCCCCACAAAGCAAAGGCGTTGACCTATCTCAACTCAAGCAGATAACCGAGGGATTGATTAACAACCAAACCCCGGAAGTCCCGCAAGCGCTAGAGCCCATTGCCGAGTCAATTAAGTTAATTATTGCCAAGATTGACAACCTTCCCAAAGGTGGTAGTCAATCAGTAGAGCCAGAGTATGTTAGTGAGATAGGGGAGATAACCTTTAACGCTAACAGCTATCCATTTACTGATAATAAGGTGATGTTTCAAAATGCATTTACCGACATCCCTTATATTGATGTCATGATTGCTTATACGGATGGCACAATCATTAGCGTTTATCCTAGTTATGCCCTTTATGACGTAGATAAGTCAGGGTTTAAATGCCGGATAACTAGCGTGCTAAGAAACCGTGAATGGGTTGCCAAGTATAAAGCCACAGGGAAAGTTAAATAGCGACAAGTGGCATACTAGCCAACTTGATTAATATACATTTCAACACGCAAGGCCGCCAATTAGTGCGGTCTTTTTTTATCAACAAAAAACAACAGGAGCAAACAATGCTAACAATCAAAATTATCCAAGACGGTGTAACGTCAATCACCGAAAGCAATAGCTTTGCATTTTACAATGAGACCTCTCGTGAGTACAAAGAGATGCTTAGACTGGCTGACAAGCTAAAAGAAGAGCCGACCGCGCTTAACGGAATCTACTACACTCAACCAATTTATGGAGACCAAGAGTGTAAAGAGGTTGTCCGTGAGGAGTCAATCTACTGCTCGGCTCGAAACAATCCAACAGATAAAATCATTGGTTTGATGATTGATGTTGAGCTTGATGATGAGTATGGGGAGTTTGGTATTGAGAAAGAAGCTGCATACAGTCTAATCGGTGCCAAAGACCATATCTACGTTACCAATGAGCAAGGTAAGACGGTATTTAATATCTAGGTAAATCACAATGACAGACCAAATCAAATTCGCAAACGACAAAAGCACCGGGGAAAAGCTGATCGGAATCGACTTTAACCCTGGTAACATCGGTGATGTTGCAGAGTGTAAACAACGCTTTGCGCAAGCTATTAACCAAGTAATAGCACATAAAGATGACGCATTTAACCAAGGTACACTAACAGCAGATAAAGAGATGCTATTAGATGAGGCGGTTAAACGTATCATCGATGCTCAAATGTGGGCGGTTAAAGCGATTACTTGGGGCTTGTAGATACAAATATGGTGCAGGACTAAACAAGGATTCCTCGCCATGACTTGTCTTTCACACTTTCGCAAGGATAAAAAGTAAAGTGTATGCTACATAATTTAAATCTAGTTCCGAGGTTGGTATAAAAATTCTCGGGGTTATATCTAAGTTATGTGATATAAATTTTACAAATTTAAATTCTTTATCAAAGAAAGCAGTCTTTTGTTTTCATACTTTAGCTCAAGATAGGCTATTGCGTATTGAGGTGGGTTATCTTGCCATTTACTAACTTGTCTAGCACTAACTCCAAGCTCTCTCGCTAATTGAGCTTTTGTAATTCCTGTTTTTTTTAAAAAATCTGTGAAAATATCTTGCATAATGGAATTTTGTTCTATATAGTATGGAATATAGTTCAATTTTATCATTATTTGGAGGTGTTGTAAATGGCTGCTATGTCGGGCGATAAGACAATTGATTTTGTTGCAAATCGTCAAAAGAAAACATTGCTAGCTTTTAGTTGCGGTAAAGATGCCGTGGCGGCGTGGCTAGCAATAAGAGATAGATTTGATGAGGTCATCCCTTATTATCTCTATCTTGTCCCGCATCTAGAGTTTGTTGATGAGAGCATAGATTATTATGAGCGGTTTTTCGGTGTAAAAATTACACAACTCCCGCATACAAGCGTAAATCGGATGCTAAATAATCTCGTTTTTCAGCCGCCTCAAAATTGCCGAGTGATTGAAGATGCTATGATGCCGGAATATGATTATGTCAATGTCCAGCAGGCTATGTGTGATAGATTTAATTTGCCGGAGGATACATTAGTTGCTGATGGGGTTCGCGCGGCTGATAGCCCAATGCGAAGAATTGCAATTAATACTCATGGAAGTATAAATTTCAATCAGTTGAAATATCACCCGGTATGGGACTGGAAAAAAGCCGATTTGATAGATTGTTTTAGAAAACACAATGTCAAACTGGCTAAAGATTACAAGATTTTTGGGCGCTCGTTTGATGGCCTTGATTTGCGTTTTTTGTATCTTATCAAACAACATTTTCCGCGCGATTATCAAAAAATCCTTGAATTATATCCGTTGGCTGATTTAGAAATTTTTAGATGGGAGTGCGCAAATGGCAAGCATTGATAAAAAGGCATTAATTGAACAAGCGAAAATCAAGCAGCAAAAAACAAAAGCTGAAATAGCGAAGAAAAAAAGACAAAAAGTGAAAAGTTATGTCGATATGCCTGAGCCAACCGGTGATGTCGAAAAAGATAGTTATTCTGATTTAGATGCGGTTCAAAAAGGGTTCCGTGATGCAATTAAGCGTGAAGATAAACGATTCGAATTGGCGACAGATTCTGAGTATTGGTTCTGTGTATGTTTCCAAACACGGGAGCAGAAAGAATTTTTATTAAAGGCTATGGAGCTATTTGAACATGGTGACAAATATCTAGATGGGCAGGTCCTTGCTCAAAAGCTTGGTATCAAATTACCAGATGCATCGGTGCCATATCGTACCGAAGGGAAAATTGATAAAGCATATCTAGAGTTTGTCGATTAAAGTAAATTTTAAAAGTGTGCCTCGATAGAAATATCGGGGCTTTTTTGTTCTGAGGATTTGTTATGCGTAGTTTTGTAAGACTAGCAAATAATGGTGGGATCATGTTTACAGGTTCTTCCGGTCGTCGGGCGCGTAATCCTAATGCGGCGCGCTCAAGTGGTAGTTAACAATTAATCAATAAGGAGTAAATCATGCGAGGATTTTTAAGTCGCGCAGCTGGTGCGGTTCGAAATTTCTTTGGCGGTGGACGTCGAGCATCAGGCTCAAGCCGTAGCCGTTCTTCCGGTTCTTAATTTAAAAACAACCCCATGAAAAGGATGTTAAATGTTAAATAGCAAGGCTAAACAATGTACCGCAAAGAATCGTTCGGGGTGCAGATGTAAAAATCCTGCTATGGCTAATGGCAAATGTCGTATTCATGGGGGGCTTTCTACCGGTGCACCGAAAGGAAATAAGAATTCGGCAAAGCCAGGATCTATTTATTCAAAATTTATGACCGATGAAGAGTTGGATATTTTAGATCAAACCGAACTTGATAATTTAGATCAGGAAATCAAAGTTTACCGAATCAGACTTTACCGCCTACTTGCCGAAGAGCAAAAACAAAAAGACGAATTAGAGCTTAAAGTAAGAACAACGCAAACACCAGTCGTTGGTGGATTGCCGGTGACAGCCGAAGAGGGCGAAGATGAAGATCTGATTGAGACAAAGCAATATACCAAGCGAGATTATCACGCTTTAATTAATCAGACCACGGCAAGATTGCAATCGCTTATTCAAATGAGACAGGCTTTAACCGGGCAGAAATTAGATATTGAGTTGAAACAGCTTCAATTAAATGCTGCCAATGGCGAAGATGGTGAGCAAGAAGAGCAAAAAATCACTATTGAAGTCGTGGATGCAAGAAAACGAGATAAGAATGCCTAAGTTAAATGTACCTCAAAGCCAATTTTTAGCGATGGATAAGAAATTCCGCGCTTATGTCGCAGGGTTTGGATCTGGCAAAACGTGGGTCGGCTGTGGTGCTATTATGAAACACCTTGCTACTTATCCCAAAGTGAATTCAGGCTATTTTGCGCCTACATTCGGGCAAATTCGAGATATTTTCTATCCTACCGTTGAAGAAGTGGCCCACGACTGGGGATTTTCAGTAAAGATTAATTCATCCAACAAAGAGGTTCATGTTTATCGCAATAAACGATATAGAGGCACAATAATTTGTCGGTCAATGGATAATCCGGAATCAATTATCGGCTTTAAGATCGGCCACGCATTATGTGATGAATTGGATGTTATGCCGACACAAAAGGCTACTATTGCATGGCGCAAAATTATTGCGCGTATGCGTTACAAGATAGATGGATTGCGCAATGGCGTTGATGTTACCACGACCCCCGAAGGGTTTAAGTTTGTTTACCAGCAATTTGTAAAAGCGGTGCGGGAAAAACCTGAGCTTGAAACGCTTTACGGACTAATTCAAGCGAGCACTTATGATAATGAGGCTAACCTGCCTGATGATTATATAGATTCACTTCGCCAATCATACCCAGAACAGCTTATTGAGGCGTATTTAAACGGGCAGTTTGTCAACTTAAATAGCGGAACAATTTATAACAATTTTAACCGCACTTTAAATCACACTGATTTGGTGATGGATGGCTCAGAGCCTTTGTATATTGGCATGGACTTTAACGTAATGAATATGAGCGCTGTAACGCATATCGTTCGTGGTGGTAATCCTTATGCTGTTGATGAATTAAAAGGCGTGAGAGATACGCCTGAAATGGCAAGAGTGTTAAAAGAGAGATACCCCAACCATAGCATCATCATCTACCCCGATGCCTCTGGTGGAAATACAACAAGTAAAAACGCCTCAGAATCGGATATTAGCATACTACGCAAAAATGGTTTCCGTGTGGAAGTTGGTGCCCGCAATCCTTATGTGAAAGATCGAATTCTTTCTATGAACGGGATGTTTTGTAATATGAATGGCGAACGTCGCTATTTTGTGAACACGAAAAAATGTCCTGCTTACACAGAATGTCTTGAGCAACAAGCGTATGACTCAAATGGAAATCCGGATAAATTAGGTGGTTTCGACCATTTAAATGATGCTGCGGGTTATTTCATCAATACGCTTTATCCTGTGGTTAAACCAATCTCAAGACAAACCGCTTTCAGCCTTTATTGGAAATAACTATGAGTCAAGTTTCAAACGTTAGCACAGAAATAACTAACTTACACATTAAAACACGAATTATTGATGATCTTCTTGGTGGCACGTTATCAATGCGATCAGCAGGAAAGAAGTATTTATTCCAAATGCCTCTGGAAGACAACGGCGCTTACGAGAATAGGCTAAACCGCTCAACACTCTATCCGGCTTTAAGTGAAACATTGGCGCAAATGTGTGGCAGGGTTTTTTATTCCCCGATCAATACTTCCAATGTGAATGCAAAGATTGTGGAAGATATTTTGCCTGATGTTGATGCGGAGGGGAATGCGTTAGATGTGTTCGCTTCTCAATGGTTTTATGCAGCATTGGCTTACGGCGTAAGTTTTGTGCTGGTGGACTATACAAAAACGGGCGACGCAAAAACAAAGGCAGAAGAGAAAGCGATTGGCGCCCGCCCCTACCTTGTTCACATCAAGCCGCAAAATGTCCTAGGCATTAAATACGAACGCATTAACGGTAACAAAGTCATGACGCAATTCCGCTACAAAGAATTTGTAACGGAGGAGGATGGGGAATTTGCTACCAAAGTCGTAGAACAGATTAACGTACATGAAATTGGTCGAGTGCGTAAATATAAACCTCAAAGTGATGGCAATGGGAAATCGTCTTTTGTTGAGATTGAGAATATCGAAGTCAAAGCAAACGGAGTGCCTTTAACCTTTATTCCGATTGTGCCGTTTATCACGAAAAAGACCGGTCATTTTGCATTGGGTGAGCCACCTTTGATGGAATTGGCAAACCTAAATGTTAAGCACTGGCAAAGCCAAAGCGATCAAGACAATCTCTTAAATACCGCAAGAGTACCTTTGCTTGTTCGAATTGGTGTGACTGATGATTCTACGGTAAAAATCGGGAACAGCGTTGTTGATTTACCTGCCGGCGCTGATTTGCGTTATGTGGAACATACCGGCTCAGCCATTGCTGCTGGGCAGAAAAGTTTGAATGAGCTTGAAACGCAAATGCGTGTTGCCGGCGCTAAATTGCTTGAAAAAGCTGATATGGCGATGACTGAAAGTCAGGCGCGAGATGAGCAAAATAAAGAGATTAGTGCATTACGATTATATGCTAATCGTTTTGAGGATGCTTTGGATTTAGCGCTTGAATATGTCGGGGTGTGGCTCGGCATTGAAAGTAAAGAAGTTGGGCATGTTGAAATTAGCGGCAATATTGATGGCAACCTTGACCCTAACGCCTCAATGGATAGTGTGATTAAATTGCAATCCGCCGGCATTATTTCCAAACAAACAACGTTCGAAGAGGCGAAGCGCCGCGGGCTTATTTCTGATAACGTAACTTGGGAAGATGAGCAAGCGAGAACGGACGGTGAGGGCTTGAGCGATGGTGACTTCAGCGAATAAAACTCCTGATGAATTATTGGAAAGCCTCTTAGCCGATCGAAAGATTTTATTGTTCCGCTATGATGCGCATTTACGCCGAGAAATTTATAAGAAATTGACTGTGTTACAAAAACAGTTGATTAATAAAATTTCTGTTGTCGGTGTAGATGGGGTGAATCAACGCGAGCTTAATCTACTATTGAAAGAGGTTAAGGAATTAGTCACAGAAACGTATAACCACATCAGTGACTATTCGTCTGATGAGTTGAATTCGCTTTTGCCGGTTGAAATAGTAGCAATTCATAAAATCTATAATGCGGCTTTTAAGTTTGATTTATTCTCGCCCTTGCCGGAATACAAAATTAAGGCGATTAAAAGTGCCGTCATTGTTTCCGGTTCACCGCTGAATGATTGGTGGGCTAAACAAGGTGACGATGTAGCCTTTAAGTTTTCCGGCATTATTCGGCAAGGTATGTTAGATGGAAAGCAAACCTCTCAACTCGTTACCGAAACAAAGGAATTGTTGCAAGGATCGCGCAGATGGGCTGAAACATTAGTGCGAACATCGGTAATGAAAGTGCATGATAAGGCGCACGAGGTGTTGAGAGATGAAAATGCCGATATTATCAAAGGTGAGCAGCATATTAGCACGCTTGATTTGAGAACATCCGATGTTTGTCGCGCCCGCGATGGCAAGGCTTGGAATTTGGATAAAAAGCCAATAGGTCACAATTTACCTTATCAACGCCCACCATTGCACCCGAATTGCCGAAGTACGTTACGCCTAGTTGTTAAATCGTGGCGAGAGCTTGGCTTTAATGCCGATGACATACCAGAAAGCACTCGTGCGAGCATGGATGGGCAGGTTAAAGACAATCTCAATTACGAAAATTGGCTTAAATCAAAAACGACTGAACAGCAAGATGAGGTGTTAGGTAAAGGAAAGGCCGAGTTATGGCGTAAGGGAATCATAACCTTTAGAGATATGCTCGATCAGTCCGGCAGACCGTTAACACTTAAAGAATTGAAAGAGATTCACAATTAACAAATTTTTTTAAACGAAACCGCTTACATCGGAAGTTGTAGGCGGTTTTTTATTATCCACGATTCGGAAGAATCACAAGCAAATAGGACGGAAGTTCATGAAATTAAAACTCGATGAAAACGGCAATGTAGTAGTTCAAGATGGTAAGCCTGTTTACGTTTACGATGACGGGAAAGAAGTTGCCTATGATGTTCCGGCGGCAGTTGCCAAGATCAGCTCGTTGAATGCAGAAGCAAAACAACACCGTGAGGCGAAAGAGGCGGCGGAAGCCAAGCTTAAAGCGTTTGATGGTATTGAAAATGCGGAGGCGGCGAAAAAGGCGTTAGAAACCGTTAAAAATCTTGACGATAAAAAGCTGATTGATGCCGGCGAAGCTGAAAAAGTGAAAGCGGAAGTAGTGAAACAGTACGAGCTAAAACTCGCTGAAAAAGATGCTGAAATTGCGAAAGCACAAAACGCATTACATAGCGAAGTGATTGGCGGTGCGTTCGCACGATCTCAATTCATTTTAGACAAAATGGCAATTCCAGCGGACATGGTTCAGGCGTACTTTGGCAAGCACTTTACCTATGAAAATGGCAAGGTGATCGCAAAAGACGCATTAGGTAATCAAATCTTTAGCCGTAAAGTACCTGGCGAAGCAGCGGACTTTGACGAAGCAATCGAGCAAATTGTATCTAACTACCCACAAAAAGACTACATCCTGAAAGCAAGCGGCAACTCCGGTAGCGGTTCAGGTGGTAGTTCCGGTGAAGGTGGTTTTAAAAACCCTTGGATGAAAGATCATTGGAATATGACTGAACAAGGGAAAATCTTTAAAGAATCGCCTGAACGCGCCAGACAGTTGGCAGAACAGGCCGGTATTAAAATCTGACAAAAAGGAAAATTTAAATTATGCCAGCAGTAAAAATTTCTGACGTTATCGTCCCTGAAATCTTTGCACCTTATGTGATCAATCGTACCGTGGAAAAATCTGCGTTATGGCAATCCGGTATCATCTCTAATATTGACGAATCAAGCTTATTGGCCCAAAAAGGCGGCGCATTAATCAATATGCCGTTCTGGAATGACTTAAGCGGAGATTCCGAAGTATTATCCGATTCCGGACGCTTGACTGTGAACAACATTAAAGCCGGTGCAGACGTGGCTATTTTACATGCGCGCGGTAAAGCATGGGGCGCAAACGACTTGGCGCGCGCTTTAGCCGGTGATGACCCAATGAATGCTATCGCTGAAATGGCGGTGGATTATTGGGCTCGCGAAATGCAGAAGATTACATTAGCCACCTTAAAAGGTGTGTTTGGCTCCGCAACAATGGCAGGCAACTTGTCCGACATTTCCAAAGCCTCTGGCGCAGCGGCTGTAATCGGTGGTGATAAATTTATTGACGCATCTTTCAAACTTGGCGATGAGGTCAATCAATTAACCGCCGTTGCAATGCACTCCGCCACTGCTGCAGTATTAGCAAAACAAGGCTTAATCCAAACCATCCGTGACGCTGATGGCGTTGTGTTGTACCAAACCTACATGGACAAACGAATCATTGTTGATGACTCTATGCCTGTAGAATCTGGTGTTTACACCACCTACTTATTTGGTGCCGGTGCTATCGGTTACGGTGAAGTGGGCGCGCCTGTGCCGGTTGAAACAGATCGTGACAGCTTGGCAAGTGAGGACATCCTCATTAACCGCCGTCACTTCGTTTTACATCCGCGTGGTGTTAAATGGAAAGGCGCTGCCGGCATTGCTCCAGTGAATACCGGATTGGCAACCGAAAGTAACTGGGAACGCGTTTACGATCCGAAACAAATCCGTATCGTTGCATTTAAGCATAAATTAGCTTAACGCAATAACCACTCACATAACCGCTCAGAAATGGGCGGTTTTTTATTAGGAGTCTTTATGGGCCTAGCGTCTTTTAACATGATGTACGAAGAACAAGCGAGATTGCGGCAGCAGCAGGAGCAGAACGACCCTACATTAGATGTTGCAAAATTATCAACCGAACAAATCAAAGCTAAGTTAACCGAATTTGGCGTTGAATTTGATCCGCAAGCAAAGAAATCTGAATTATTGGCATTGTTGCAGGAAACTTTGAAACAAGCATAACGGAGTGATTATGGCCGATTTAGTTATCCCTGATGATTCTTACGTTACGCTTGAGGAAGCAAATCGTTATCACGCTATGAGAGAGAGCTTTAGTGTTTGGGGTGAACTTGATGATGATGTGAAGTTGCGCCGCTTAGTGAGCGCATCCGATTTTCTCGATGTAAATTATAAATTCCTCGGCAAAAAGGCTTATTTCGGACAGCCTAGACAATTCCCGCGCACCAATACCGGCGGAACGGACGAAAATGGCATTCCTACGGTAGTAAAAATCGCCGTCTTTGAATTGGCGTTGCAATCCGACCTGAATCAAAACGAAGAACAGAAAATGTCTAGCGTAAAAGTTGGGCCGTTATCCGTGAATTACGAGCAAAGCCGAGGGCTTGATACAAAAGCCAATCGTTTTTCTTACGTGAAATCATTGCTTGATTCTTACCTGGATAAAAATACCGGTTTCGGTACGGTTCAAATGTTGCGGGGGTGATATGTACGGCAAGTTGCAAAATATCTCAACAAAGCTGATAAAACAATTCGGCGTGCCTTGCGTGGTGCGAACAGAAAAAGCCGGGCGTTACAATCCAGAAACGGGAGAGGTTGAAAGCCGTTCTAGAGCGGAAGAAACTGCGCATTGTCTTTTTGACAACTTGGCTTATGACTTTAATCAAAGCGGAAAGAATACATCCAATATGGTGCAACAAGGTGACGTATTGATTTATGTCACTGCCGAGGCTAATCCCGCAATTAACTCCAAGATTGTCACAGACAATGAAAAGTGGACTGTTATTAATTGCCAGCCAATTAAACCGGCCGGAGTGGCGGTGATCTATCAATGTCAGGCGCGAAAGGTTGAGTAAGTGTTATGGGCGGATTCTCGGCTGATATAGAAAAATTTCGGCTTAGCACAATGCGAAGAGCGGATGCCTTAATTCGGAAAGTTGCGATAGACACCTTTGAACGTGTCAGAGCAAAAACACCAGTAGATACAGGGCAACTGCGAGCAAGCTGGACGGTTTCCTTAAATAATCAACCATCCTCATTTTCTGGCGGAAGTATGGCGCTTTCGTCTGTTAAGTTTGGCGACACCATTATCATTGCAACAGATAAAGTTTATGCTCCAATGCTTGAATATGGGTTATACCCAAAGCCTGGCGCAGGAAAAACAATTAATGGATTTTCCATTCAGGCGCCAAATGGAATGGTGAGAATCACTGTTCAGGAAATGGAAGTTTGGTTGAAAAATAATGTGAGGTTCGCATGAAGCAAAAAGTGCGGTCTGTTTTACAAAAACACTTAGAAGCTTTAGGTAAGTTTAATACGGCATGGGAGGGAGTAAAAACTGCACCGAAACTGCCTTATCAAACAGTTTATTTAAACATATCTGCAAGTGAGACCGGGGCAATCTCTGATCGACCTCTTGCGGAAGAAGTCGGATTTTTTCAGGTGACGTTGTTTTATGAATCTGGAATGGGAACGAAGTCGATAGAGGATCGAGCCGACATCATCCGAAATCACTTTTACGGACAATCATTCACAAAAGACGGCGTTCAAATCGTTATCCATAAGCCACCAAATATAGGTGGTGTTTTTTTGAATGACGATAAGTTGGCACTGCCTATTACTATCAATTTTACTGCTTACGAATTATAGGAGAAAACTATGTCAAGCGCTCAAGGCGTAAAACGTAAGGTTATTTTCGCCAAAGAAACCTCCTTTGGCACAAAAGCCGCTGCCGGTTCAGGCAAAATTATTCCTCGCACGGAATGCTCGCTAAATACCAACTTTGATTCATTCTCAAGTGATGAAATCAGAGCCAATATGCAACGCTCACCATCGATTGTTGGCTTTGAAAAAGTCGAAGGTGACTTAAAAGGCGAGCTTGCAGCGGGACAATGGTCGCAATTTTTAGCGTCTGCGTTGCGAGGGAATTGGACTGAGGCAAAAGATCCAATTATCAAAAAGACCGCCGGCACAGGAGAGAAAAAAGGGAAGATACTTATCGTCCCTGAAACTGCGCATACTACCGATTCATACACGATTGAAGATGTATTTTCAGATATTAACGTTAGCCGAGTTTATACCGGTTGCCGAGTATCAAAAATCAGTATTGATGTTCAGCCAAATGGTATCGCTACGATGACCGTAACATTCCTTGGACAAAAAGGGGAAGAAAGTACGGCGCAATACTTTACCTCTCCTTCTGAAATCACCCAGTCGCCAAAACTTGCCGGTGTAAATGGGCAACTTCTTGTGAATAAACAAAAAGCGGCGTTAGTCACCGGTTGGAAAGTTGATATCGATCTGAATGCATCTAGCGAGCCTGTACTTGGCGCCAAGTATGCGCACGATGTGTTTATTGGGACGGTGGCTGTTAGCGGATCGTTCACAATGTATTTCCAAGATAAAAGCATGATTGAGGCAGTACGCAATGGCGCTAACCTTTCTCTTGCTTTGAGAATGGATGCCGGCACAGAGAAAGATGCTGATTATATGACGTTTATTTTGCCAGGCATTAAAGCGACCAGCGTCACTATTGATGACGGTGCTAAAAACCTCATTCAGACATTAAATTTTGATGCGTTCCCAGCGGTTTACGACGCTCAAAGCACTATTGATGATGCACTGAAAAAATCAACAACAATGATTATTCAGGACACTCTCGCATAATCCACAAATAGCAAATGAATAAAGGGCTTACTTCCAAAGTAGGCCCTTTTTTTATTCAAAAAAATCAAAAGGAAATAAAGCATGGACTTTTCAAAGTTAAGCATTTCGAAGTCAGAGAACGAAAAATTTAAATTCGAAGTATTGCACCCAATTTCAGGGGATGGCACAGGAACATTCCTTGAAGTGTTAGGCTCAGAAAATAGCGCAGTACGTAAACACCATACCGCTCTATTGCGAAAAGCACAAAAGCAAGATTTTGAAAACTTGCGCACAAACAAACCTAAATTTGATGACTTGGAAGAATTACGCGAACAGGCTATCGAAAATGCGTTAGTGCGCCTTGTCGGATGGGAAAATTTAGAATGGGATGGTAAAGAATTAGAATTTACCACAGAAAATGCCCGTAAGGTACTAACCGCTTGCCCGTGGATGTGCGCTCAAATTGTTAAAGAATCTGACGACTTGGGAAACTTCTTAAAGGCCTAATTGATGAATTGTGCGACTACGCACAAGCAGAATTTAGGCTTGATGTCACCCCGAAAGATTCAAAATCCACCATCAGGGAACATCTAACCACAATATGGGAACAAACCGGCTTTATGCCGGCGGAGCTAGATCTAATTCCGCCATCTCCCACAATCTCTTATTTACTTCAATATTTCTACGAATTATGCCAGTCACGACAAATTGGGATGACTGTCAATCCACTGTCGTTTACTGAGGTTGACGCATGGATGAGGCTCAGTGAAAGACCGTTGGAGTGGTGGGAAATCGAAGTTATTAAGCGGTTAGATGTTATCTGGTTGAAAGTTCAAAACGAATAGCCCTTGGTTCGCCTTGGGCTTTTTTATTTAGTCTCGTTAAGGAATGGAAATGAAAGAGTTTACATGGCAGCCGGACTGGAAAATGAAACGTAAGAAAAAGCCAAACGTTAACGTGATTAAATTCGGCAATGGTTATGAACAGCGACAACAAAACGGCATAAACAATAACTTGCGAACTTATGATGTGACATTTACCGGCGCAGAGCAACGAGTTAGCGAGATTGAACGTTTTCTTAGCGAGCACCGTGGAGTCCATGCGTTCTTGTGGACGCCTTACGGAGATATTCAAGGTCGCTTTATTTGCCAAGAGTGGGAAGAAATCAAAGAAACCGGCTTTTCAGCTTTGGCAACAACGTTTGTAGAAGTGGTGGCATAAATGACAGATTTCGCAACATTAGGCATCCAAATTACCTCAAGCGGTGCTGACAAAGCTAACAACGATATAAAATCTGTTGGCAACAACGCAAAATATACCGAACAGGCTATCCAGTCTTTTATGGGGACAATGGGTAAATTAAGAGCATTGATGGTTGCTGGCTTAGGGGTTCAAGGGTTTAATCAAATCGTGCAGATGGCCGATAAGATGAACACTCTAAACGCACAAGTTAAGCTAGTCAGTAAATCAACCCAAGAATTCACCACAGCACAAAGAAAACTGTTTGAAATTTCACAAAATACCAGAGGAAGTCTCGAGGCAACGACTACGCTTTATGTTAGATCTTCTCGCGCATTAAAAGATTTTGGTTATAGTCAGCAACGCGTGCTGAATTTTACTGAAACATTGAACAAAGCGATGGCGGTCGGCGGCGTTGGTGCGCAAGAACAAGCAAGCGCACTTTTTCAGTTATCACAGGCTTTAGGGTCTGGACGATTGCAAGGGGATGAATTTAGAACGATTGCAGAAGCGGCTCCGATTATCCTTGATACGATTGCTGAGTATATGGGGAGATCCCGCACCGAAATCAAAGCGTTAGGCTCTGAGGGCAAAATCACCTCTGAAATCATCTTTAAAGCAATGGAAACCGCGAGCGGTAAAATTGCGAAAGAATTTGAGGGAATGCCATTAACGTTCGGTCAAGCCATGCAACAAATGGAAAACTCAACGATGAAATTTGTCGATGAGTTTGCTAAAACGACCGGTGCATTTTCCGGCGCTGCGGAAATGGTTAGTTTTCTTGCCAAGAATTTCGATACGCTTTCCGTTGTTATTGGTGGTGTACTTGTTGGGCAATTAGCTAAATACACAGTATCTATGTCAACCGCCGCAATAGCCACATCAAGACAGGCGATAGCCAGTCAAGGTTTGGCTGGTGTGCTTAAAAATGGACTTGGGGGCGCTCTTAGCTTGTTAGGAGGCCCTGCCGGCGTAATTACGATTGCTGCCAGTGCGCTGTTCTATTTTCATGAAAAAGCCGAGCAGGCACGCAGAAGTGCGTTGGATTTGGAAAGTGCTAATCAATTACTGGAAAAATCTTATAAGGATTTAAGTGCGGCCAGTCTTGGTGTAGAACTCACAAAACAGCTTGATGGTCTGAAATCGCAACGAGAACAAGTTGAGAGCATCAAAGCGGCAATTGCAGATAAAAACATTCAATTAGAAAGCTACGGTGGCGGAAATCCGTTTTTTGATTATAAAAAGACGGAAGAGGAAATCGGTAAATTACAAAGAGATCTAAAGTTCGCTGTAGAAATCAACGACATTAAAAACAGCGCTTTCGGGAATCTGTTAACCGAGCTTGCTGAGAAGTCATTGACTTCTGGTCAATCGGTAAAAAAATTCCGTGATGAGATGTTACTTGCTGGCGTTAGTGTTGAACAACTGAATAATGCGCTTTCTCCATTAAATACTGACTTATTAAGTATTACAGGGGAATTTCAACGCTTATTCCCAAACATTGACACGTCTAAAATTAGCATGGACGGGTTAAATGTTTCGATTGGTGGGTTCAATGTGATTGCACCAAGTGCAGAAACAGGAGCTATTAAGATCGCAAGCGGTATTTCAAAGATTGCCGCAATCGCTGCAATCGCAAGTGGAAACTTGGATGTGCTGAAAAAAACACTGCCAAACGCAAACGGAGGAATTAGCGAAAAAGGGCAAAGTATTATTGCCGGATTGAAACTCGACAAGCAAATCCGAGAAACAAAGGACCCTGCCGAGCGAGCAAGATTGCAAGCGCAAAAGAGCTTGGAAAACTACAAGGACAAGGTGCCTGAAAGCGATTTATCGGCGATTCAAAGCGCACTTTATGATAACTACCTTAGCCAAAATACAGTTAAAGGTGGAAAAGGCGGTGGCGTTGACTATGTGAAACAATACACCGAACAACTATCTAGAATGCAGGAGCAATTAGCGCAAATCAAAGCTAATGCGCAGGATTTAGATGTTTTCGGAGGCGTTTCACAATATCAAGAGGTGAACAAACTCACGCAAGATATTGCTGCCAATGCCGACAAGTACGCGCATTATGGCGCAGAGGGCATCGCAAATTTAAAACGTCTTGCCGGTGAAATTGATAGTGCCAACCAGCAATTTAATATTAAGCAGTTCGGTGTTACCAATTCAGACAAAATCAAAGAATTGGAATTCCAGCTTCAATTAATGGGTAAAACGCGCCAAGAGCAGGAGCAATTACAATTTAACCATCAACTAGAGCAAGAGGCCGCGAGACTGAAAGCCGGTATGTCCGAAAATAATATTGCTCTTTTAGATGAAGAAATTGCCAAGATTAAGCAACTTCATGAGGAATACCAAGCTAACGCCGAGAAAATGAAGTCCGATCCAATGGCAGGCATAAGGGATGGTTTTAATCGTTTTGGTCAAGATGCCGAAAACATTATGGGGAACGTTTCAAACATCACTTTGAAAGCGTTTGACGGAATGTCTGGCGCGCTCACTGACTTGGTGATGACCGGGAAAGCTGATTTTGGTTCTTTGGCAAAATCTATCATTAAAGATATTATCCAAATGACGATCAAAATGATGATCTTTAAAGCGGTGTCATCTATGTTTGGCGGTAAATCCGACGGCGGCATTGTCGGTTCGATCGATGAGCGCTATGTCGGCGGACTTGTCGGGTTTGATGAGGGTGGGTTTACCGGTATTGGCGGCAAATACCAACCAGCCGGATTGGTACATAAAGGCGAATATGTAATGACAAAAGAGGCTACATCGCTTTTGGGTGTGGACTTTTTAAATTACCTTAACTACCAAACCAAAGCTAAACCAAAAGGATTTTCTGTTGGCGGCGCCGTTGGTGGTGGTTCGTCTTATGCTGCACCTTTAATGACAAGTAACCAACCTAGCAATATCAAGGTGAACGTAATTAATAATGGCGCACCTACACAAGCTGAGGTTGAATCAAAACAAACTGGCGATGATTTAGAAATCACCATTAAATTGATAGATCAAATTGCGGACGAACGTTATAGAAAGAATGTTCAACGTGATTTTGGTCGTAATGGCGGCGCCTACTATCGAGGATAATTACAAGACCCGATTAATTTCGGGTTTTGTGATCTAACTCACGGAGATCTACAAAAAGTTGGGTAAAATTTGTCGGACTTTTTAACCTATGGAGATCGAAAATGAAAAAGTTGCTTATAGCACTTCTCGGCGTTATCTCAATTAATACCTTTGCTTCGGCAGAAATTAAGAAAGATATTGATGAGAAAAAAGGTGAATATAGTGTTTACATAGATAACAAGAGTTCAGATAAGCTTAACAAATCCTTATTCATGAACTCAGATGGAAGCGTAATAATTATAGAGAAAAACTTACCTAAAAGAACTTATTTTAAGTGTTATGATGAATTTGGATTAAGTGCTGATAACGAATTGATTAAACCTAGAAATCTTGAGTTTACAAGCCAAGGGGCTAGACTTTACATAGAGGATTTCTCGGATAACGAAGAATTGATTAATGAAGCGAAAAATGCACCAAAGATTTATGAAGAGTCGTTTTTGTTAGAGTTAACAAATAAAAGTATCCAAAAGATTCTATCTTCTAAATCCTTATCGCTAAAAATTTGTAATCTAAATGAAGAGTTTTCAGAAGAAGAATTGCAAGCATTCAAAGATTTGATAAATGAAAAACAAGGAACAAAAAAATGAAACAGTTATTATTTCTATGCTTAGCTATTCCAACCTTAGTTTTTGCAGATGTTAATCTATCTACTGATATTTGGAACATAAAGATATATCATTCAGAAATGGATGATTCCAAAAATGTTACTATGTTTACTCAGTCATTAAAGCCAATAGAAGTTTATAGTAAAGCACAAAGAGCAAACTTGAAAATAGTATGTAGAGAAAATCAAACAGATTTGTACATTGTGTATGGAGTTTACTTACATAATGATCATATAAAAGTTGAATATCGGCTTGATGACGATAAATCTGTGAAAGCAACATGGGGCGTATCTACGGATTATAAGGCGACATTCGCTAGAAAACCGGTGCAACTTATTAAGTCAATGTTTGATAAAGAAAGAATGTTAGTCAGATTGACGCCATATAGCGGTTCTCCTACTACTGTGGAATTTAATATCTCTGGACTAAAGGAATCTGTTGAGCCTTTAAGAAAGGCGTGTAAATGGTAATTAAAGATTTTTAGTAAAAGCCCACTTTACATAGTGGGCTTTTTTCATTATTATTTTTATCAAGGCGTCGAAACCTTAGAACCATAAGCGGCAAGTCCGCTCCCGACAGCATAGCGGTTTTTTTATGCGTAAAATTTGTGATCTCGTTTAGTTTTATTGCCATTAAGACTTAACACGCATAAATCCAATTTCATCTATGCCGAGAGGGCGGAGAATACAATACCCTAACGGGGAATAATCCCGACCGACTTATGGCGGTTTTCGAACCTCTTGGCACCCTTAATTTAATTAAGGGCAATCTAAACATCGAAAAGACCATAAGGAGACGATTATGTCTAACCAAACCCAACTCTCTACATTCAATTTTGAATCAAAATCCATCCGCACTTTATCTATTAACAATGAGCCTTGGTTCGTTGCAAAAGATCTTTGCGATACCTTAGGCATTAAAAACCCAAGTCAAGCCTTGGAAAATCTAGATGAGGATGAGCGGTCTATGTTTAACATAGGGCGGTCAAAAGTGCATGGTGGAGGCGGTGAAGTTAACATTGTCAACGAAAGCGGAATGTACACTTTGATCTTACGCTGCCGTGATGCCGTTAAAAAAGGATCTGTTCCGCACCGTTTTAGAAAATGGGTTACAGCAGAAGTTTTGCCGGCAATTCGCAAAACGGGAAAATATGAATCAAAAACCACGGTAGATGATCGCACAGGCCTACGCAATGCCGTGAATATGTTGGTGAGCAAGAAAGGCTTAATTTATTCTGACGCTTACCATTTAATCCACCACCGCTTTAATGTGGAATCAATCGAAGATTTGACATTAGAACAGTTACCGCAAGCGGTGGAGTATGTTCACAGAATCGTGCTTGAAGGTGAGCTTATCACTGAACAGAAAAAAGATGAGCTATTCATCCGTGAATTTACAGAGCATGACCTACAACAGCTTGTGTGGGCGTGGTTTGCTTTATTGCGTGGCACCGAGCTTTGCCAAAATCTTCTCCCTGCATTAAAACAAATTGGCTCGCACTATGCCGCACCGGTGCATGATATTGCTTACGAATATCGCAGCGCTCTCCGTCAGGCTCATAATGTGTTGACACGCATTACAGAGCAATTTGAATACGAGAAAGGCAATAACTGGCGCGTATTAAAATACCTTCGAGCCTACAACCCTAAAGCAACAGGATTTCAGTTAGACATTCTATAAAACACAACAAAATTTAGACCGCACTTTGGAAACAGGGTGCGGTTTTTTATTGGAGCAAATATGCCTAAACCACTACCAACAGAAATGCGCTCAGACTTGTTTAAACTTGAGCAAGGCGCATTATTAGAGCTGTGGGAAATTGACTTGCGCCATATCTCTAGCAGTTCCGATCCTGATGTTAAAGGCGAGATCTACCGTTTTCACAACGGCGTAAGCCAAACAAAGGAAAATATTTGGTGGCAAGGTAAAGAGTACCAAGCCTACCCGATAAAAGCAGATGGATTTGAGATTAGCGGACAAGGGCCAAGCAATAGACCGACATTAACCGTTTCCAACCTTTACGGATTGGTTACTGGTATTGTGGCTCACTTTGGGCAAGGAGTGGGGGCTAAAGTCACCCGTCGTCTTGTTTATGCTAAGCATTTAGACGCTAAAAACTTTCCGGGCGGCGTTAACCCTAATGCCGACCCGAATCAAGAGGTGCGCAGTTACTATATCATTGAGCAGTTAAAATCGCTTGACGATCAACAGGCAACTTTTGAGCTTGCGTCACCTGCTGAGACGGATAACGCAAAAATCCCGTTGCTAATGATTACCTCTGATACTTGTATTTGGCAGTATCGGTCTGCTCAATGTGGCTACACTGGTGGCGCGGTGGCAGATGAGTTTGATAAGCCGACAAGTGACCTTAAAAAGGATAAGTGCTCACACTGCATAAGAGGTTGTAAATTGCGCTTTGGTGACAATGCGATTTTGCCTTTTGGTGGATTCCCGAGTACGACACAATACGGGAATTAAACTACCCGTAATTCAAACTGCTTACCCAGCGCATGAATTGCCCGAGCAATCGTATCAATCTTTGTGTTGTGTTCAAGATTGGTTATGCGCTGGACTTCTTGCGGCTTAACTTCAATACGTCTTGCTAATTCAGCATTTGAAACGTTTTGGTCGATCATCTCATTAAGCAGTAACACTTTAGCAAAGACGCTTGCCGGCAACTCAATTAATACTTCATCTTCTTGCTGCGGGCTTGGCAATGGAACTTTTCGGTGATCTTCAAAATAAAAATCCATACTAGTAAGTAAGGCATCTCTTGCCATTCTTACTGCGTCTTCGTAGTTATCGCCACAGGTGATAGCTTCCGGAATATCACGGAAAGACACGGCATAAAGTCCGCTTTCTTCTTTGTCAAATTTCGCTGGATATAACATAGTAAACCTCTTTAGAAAACGCCCCCTTTCGAGGGCGTTGTTTAATTAAGACCTAATTGCTTTTTAACGGCTAGTTCAGTTCCTTTTGCTATCTCCTTGGCAGGGTGTCGCGGTAGAACTGACTGTTTACCATTTAGGTATAGCTTGATGTGGTTCGCACCTTCTTTTGTCTCTACACCTTGAGCTTTCAGCCATCTTAAAAACTCACTTTGTTTCAAAATATCCTCCGTTCGTTTTAAGATAAGGAAAGTATAAACAAAAATGTTTATATTGTCAAGCAATAATTAACAAAAATGTTTATTTTTATGATTGATAATAAGTTAAAACAAGAGATATTAGCGCATGCCGAGCAGTGTAAGCCGCAGGAATCATGCGGTTTTGTTGTTTTTGACGGGGAGCAAAATATCTATATCCCATGCGTCAACGTATCGCCAGACCCAATTAATTATTTTGAGATTGCACCAGAAGAATTTATCGGCGCTGAGGATGTTGGAAAGGTTATTGCGTTAGTGCACTCACACCCTAGTTTTGATGATGAGCGCGGATTGCCTTATTTATCCACGGCAGATAGAGAGTGCCAAGTGCGGTTAGATTTAGATTTTTGGCTTGTGATTGATGGTGACATTAAGTGTTTTCGCAATGTCCAACCGCTGATCGGGCGGCAGTTTGAAAACAACAAACAAGACTGCCGAAATATCGTATTAGACAGCTATATGTTGTCCGGCATTGATTTGGATGATAAGTCAGTATATCCGTTTGACTGGTTTAAATCCTCTAATTTGTACGAGGAGGGATTGCAACGATGCGGATTTTACAAGTTGATGCAAGAGGATGATGTACAGCTTGGCGACATTATCCTAATCCAAGTCGGCGCTGATGTGGCTAATCATGCCGGGGTTTATTTGGGTAATCAAATGATGATACACCACAGTGAGGATAGATTATCGGCGCGCGTACCGTATAACGGCTTTTGGCTCAAGCACACTCACTCAATATGGAGATTTAAAGATTGGTACAAGTTAAATTTTACGGCGATCTTAAACGATTTGCAGACGGCCCGATAGAGCTAGAGGTTAGCAATTTTAAAGAGCTTATGAGTGGACTATTTGCGCAAATTAAAGGACTTAGACAGCACATCCGCAAGGGTTATTACAAAATCCGTGTAGGTAGTAAGTATCTCTCTGAGGAGCAACTTAAAACAACGCCAATCATTGACCTTAAAGATGGCTGTACAGTGCATTTTACGCCTGTTGTTGCCGGGGCAGGTAAAGGCGGCAATGTATTACAAATCGTTGCCGGAGTTGTGCTAATGGTTATTGCGTGGTACGCGCCGCCAGCATGGGGTATGGCGGCTACCATGATGGGGGCGATGGGTGCGTCACTTACCCTATCTGGTGTTGTTGGATTATTAACTAAACCTCCGAGCATGAGTGACTACAGCAAAGAGGGCGAAAAAAAACAAAGCACCTCGTTTAGCAATATCAAAAACTTAACCCCACAGGGGCGGCCAATACCCTTACTTTACGGCAAAATGCTAACAAGTCTTGTGCTTATATCACAAGGGGTTGAGACGTTTGACGATATGCAGACAAACTAAAAAAAGATTTCATTCAGACCACGCTTCATGCGTGGTTTTTTATTTTTAAGGATTGATAGATGGGTGGTAGTTCAAAAGGCGGTGGCGGGCATACTCCTTATGAGGCACCGGACTCTTTACGCTCGGCGCAAAAGCTACGCGCAATCGGTTTAATTTCGCTCGGCCCAATTAAAGGGCCTGTTAACAAATGGAAAGACACGTATTTTGACAATACTCCTATCCAAAACGCTAATGGTGTAGATGATAATGATGCCGCTAGTTTTAACTTTAAAAACACGGAGATCCAATACAATCTAGGCTATCAAGACCAAAAGCCATTAGAGGGGTTTGAGGCGTCTGAGCGTGAGGTATCGGTCGGAGCGGAGGTAAAGCAACAGCATCCTATTACTAGATCGGTAATAGATCCCGATGTGACACGCTTACGTCTAACGATCGGTGTAAACGCATTGATCTCACAAAACGATCAAGGGGACACACACGGCACATCTGTTGATTTCCAAGTTTTGGTTAACAACACGCCGCGCGGAACATATCAGATTGAGGGTAAATCGTCATCCCGATTTTACCGCAGTTACATCATAGATGATTTACCGCCAAGACCATTTACGGTTACAGTCAAGCGCTTGACTGCGGATAGCAAATCTCAACGCTTACAAAATGGCACGCATTGGGTAAGTTATACTGAGATTATTGACACAAAATTAAGCTATCCAAATATGGCTATTGTCGGCATTAAGACCGATAGCCGATACAACCCAAATTTTCCCAACATCAACTTTTTGCTGTATGGGCGAATTATCAAGATCCCGACAACTTACGACCCGGAAGCTCGCACGTACGCACCGGGATTGTGGCGCGGTGATTTTAAAATGGGCTGGACCAATAACCCGGCATGGATTTTTTACGACCTTATCACGGATAAGTTAGCGGGCTTGGGTGAGCGCATTGGCGATTTTGGCATT